TGCCAGTCAACCAGATTTACTTCTTTTTCTTCCACCGTGATCTACCTTCTTTTTAATTATATCTATTTGTTCAGTAGAAAGTAGTGAAAGAGCAGAACGAGCTTTGCTATTGCTATATCCATAATATTCTTTCACCGCTTCAAGACCATCATCCGCAACAACTTTATTCCATTTAGAGAATCGTTTTGGATTTTTTCTAATAGTATTTATAAGAAAGTCATTTTGCAGTTTAGAATCAACATTATGGTAAAAGTTCATTTCGTTTGCAAGAAGTACAGTGTCAGGAAAATAAGAAAATGAATGATTGATCATGTAAGCATTATATGCTTTCTCATCTAGATCATCACGCATGATATTCTTTTTATTGTTAATCGCTTTCACGAACTCGAATGGATTCATTTGAAACTCTTTCTCTCAAATCAGAAGATGAAAATCTATGGTCACGTTTGTTGTAGTATAACTCAATTCCACGTTTTGCGCAAGTAGCACGTCCTGTAAACTTACCATTTTTATACTCTTCGCCCAGAATACGGACATTAATCGGAAACATATTTAAAATATCTTCCAAGTCCTGTTCAGTCTGATAAGGAATAATCTCGTCAACATATTCAATAGCATTCAGTTGAATATATCGCTCTAGTAGAGTCTGTACAGGTTTATTCTTTTCTGGACGATCAATAGAGGGGTCAGTCTGCAGACCAACAAGCAGATAATCGCAGACACTCTTTGCTTCACGCAACATCATAACATGACCAGCATGAAGCAAATCAAAAGTGCTACAGGTAAATCCTACTCTCATTTAATCTCATCCAAATGTCCAATATATTGCTCAAGAATGCTTTGTGTAAAATCTTCTGTATTTACTCCACGATTAATATTCATAAGTCCATAGTAGAGTTGTGGGACAGTTCTATGCCCTCGATCCAGAACAATAAATGCTTTTGCAGCATCATCTTCTTGAATGTTCTTTACATTGTATTTGTAACCCCATTCATTCAACTTTGCTTTCATCATATCGCAGTACATACAGTTGGGTTGTGTGTAAAGAGTTAATTCGTGCTTCATTTCCATTCTACCTCCGCCATTAGTTCTGTTAGACAAGCAACGACATTTAGTTCATGATCTGCAACAAAAGCATTCTTGAATTGATAGTCTGCTAGGATAAGCACAGCACGGGGAATGCTATTTGGTTGAATAGTCTCTGTCATTGAATCGTAAATACTCCGGAAAATACCAGAAGTGTCTGTATCTATATTATTCGTTACCCAGCTTCTCATCTTCTTGAAGTCTTTTGCTTTAAGATATCCAATGAGATCATTAACAGAATTATTGGAGAGAAGACTAAGAATACCAGTATCAATAGTGCCAGACAGAGAGTAGCGCTGACACTCATTAATAACCCGACGCCAATCAGGCGCAAAACGAATAATAAGTTCAGCAAGAACCTTCTTATCATAAGTAATATCCTCCTGATCGAGAATCCAAGTAAGACGTTTCATAAACTGGGCAGAAAGTTCTGCCATAGTCTTCTTGTTTGTATTAAATTCATATACACCACATCGTGAGTGCAGCGGTTCAATAATACGATTCTTAAAGTTACAGGTCAGAATAAATCGACAGTTGTTAGCAAACTCCTCGATAAACCCACGCAGAGCAGGTTGGAAAGACTGTGCATTGAGGTAGTCTGCCTCATCTAGAATAACAACTTTATATCCTCCCTGTAGAGATACAGTAGAGGCGAACTGCTTAATCTTATTACGGAGTGTGTCGATATTACCTTCTTCAGACCCGTTAATCAGAATCCAATCTAGGTCTAGTTCATTACAGATCGCCTTTGCTGCTGTAGTCTTACCAAGACCAGCAGTACCTGTAAACAACATGTTAGGGATTTCACCACCATCAACAATCTGTTGAAAAGTGTCTTTGAGAGATTGAGGTAAAATACAATCGCTTATAGTCTTGGGTCGATATTTTTCAACGAACAAAAAATCGCTCATCATACTTCCTTATTAGAGTGAGGAAAATCATTATATAGGGAAAAGAAATGGGGGTCAAGCCCCCATTTTATAATTAAATGCTTTCTCGTTCAGCAGTGAGCCCTTTGACATATGTAAAGGAGCAACCCTGCAGGAAGTAAGAGGTATGCTCTAGGATATCCTCTAGGTCTTCATCATCTGCACGGAAGGTAGAGGACACATCATTTACACAATCATGGTTTCTATACCGACGCATGGTCAGCGTGTATTCGGTGTATGTACCATCATCTTCATCATCATAACGTCCCATTACACTATTCCTCTTCTTCAGCTTCAGCAGCTTCTTGTTGGCGCTCTTCAGTCTGTTGAATCAGTTGTACACACTGATCACGCAGACCACCTACAGTAGAAAGTTCCTCGCCTTTAAAGGCACCACGCTGAACAATCGCATCAATAATAGCGATAGACGAACGTGAGACTTTCAAACTCAAATCATAAAATTCAGAGTCATTCATTAGAAATATTTCCTTTTTAGTTTTTCTCGAGAGCAACCCAATATTCAAGCTGCTGACTAACGTTAGTAAACTTACTAATAAGTTTAGACGAAACCTCTACGGTGTAGTCACCGGGAAGAAGTTTCAGATTATCAATATTGATACTCAGACGAACATTTGCAGGAATATCTCCCTGCCATGAACCGTCGACTTCAATGGTATACTCATTAGAAGTCATATTCTTAGGATCAACAATTGATAGAGTGACCGAGTCATTTTCCGTACTTCCGATGATCATGCTTTTATGACCCAGAGCAGAAGATGCTTTACGGAGTTGACTCAGAATATCTTGAGTGAGATTGAATGTGACTTCAGGTTCTGGAATCTGCAAATCCTTCACAGGAGGATTAGTCAACATTTCAATATCAGAGTAAAAGTAGTTGATAGAGGAGGTGCCGTTAGCAATCACCATATGATTGTCTTGATAAGATACGTTACCGTCTTCAATCAGATTGAATGCGCTCATAAACTCATTCACATCATAAATACCAAAATCCTGCGGAAACTCTTCATCAAGAGTCGCCTTAGCAAGAACATTCTTAGCATCTGCTACAGTGCGAAGAACATTGCCTTGACGAAACACAAGGTTCTGGTTAATCGTTCCGAAGTTTTTAATAACTTCCATAGTATTATTCAACATCAAAGTTTTCCTCATCTAGATCATGAACATGGAGTGCCATAATGGCGTAGTGTGCAATTTTCATCAAGTCGTCACGATTGCGACCATTCTTCTTTCCGTAACGTTGTGCGTACTTCATTACGTTTCCGAGACAGAAACCCATCCCGTGACCAGAATCAATAATGAACTCAGTAGCCTGAAACTTCTGCTTCGAGTAGTGCCCTTTGTATGTGGACTGAATATACTCGTTAAGCTCACTAAGGATACGATCTTCACTGTATTTCATAACAAACCTTTATAGTCTCAAAGTTAGAATTCTATCATACCTCATATTTTTAAAAATGTCAAGAACTTTTTTACCGCATTTTGCTAAAGTTTTTGTCTTTATAGAATTCCATCTTGGACTTAAATCGACCATCCAGAATTTCGCCCTTATGTGAAATGACAAATACATTAGTGTCTGCACCCAGAGTATGAATAATCTTAAACAGATTTTCAACACCATCATTATCTAGACTAGAATCAAAAGTCTCATCTAGAATCAGCAGATTAGTCGCTACAGAGTTTTTCATCTTAGCAATCTGCCGCCATGTAAACAGCAGCGCCAAATCAATACGTTGCTTCTCACCCTCACTGAAAGAATCGTAAGAGAAGTTATCACGGTGGCGTGAACGAATAGTCTCAGAGAAACTTTCATTCAATTCAAAATGAACAAAGAAGTCTAGTGTCTGTAGATATTGATTGACCAGTTTATTCATAACAGGCAAATACTGACGAATAATCTTAGTTTTAATACCAGTATCTTTCAGCATCTCTGCAATCACACTGCTGTAGTCATACTCTTCAGACAACTCTAGTTTCTGAGTGAGAAGATCATCCTTCTCATCAATATAGTTTTCAAGGTCTTTATTCGCCTGTTTAATATTCTCTTTACTGTCAGAGGTATCTGTGATCTCTTGCTCTAGTTTCTGAATCAATCTACGAGACATACTAATCTTAGTATTGTTATCTCTCAGAGTAGCATTCAATTCCATAGACTTTTTATTCTGATTCTGTAGATCATCTACCAGTTCTTTACCAGTAGATAAACTTTCTTCTACCGCCTGAAACGCCTTCTGGATTTCCTTCGCTTTCTTTGCGATATCTTGAGACTTCTGTTTTTTAATAGTTTCGTCAATCTCTTGCGTACAAGTCGGGCAAACGTCATTTTCTTGAAAGAACTTATCTTCTTTAACAAGTTTCTTCATCTCCGATTGATGATATGCTTTTAGCATACGGTTGTCTTGAAAAGCACTACCAGCTTGTTCTAATCGTTCTGCGACCTGATCATACTTTGCCGCAAGAGTTTCTTGTATTTCTTCATTTTCAAGCTCGATCTGCTCAATTGTATTCTCCTGCGCCTTGATTTCGGTTTGTTTCTCATAGATTTTTTCCTCATTAAGATTTTTAATATCATTAATGTATTTTCTCTGAACTTCAATTTTATTCTTGACAATATCAACTTGATGCGCAGCATCACGAATCTTATCTTTCAGATTAGCAATATTGTCTTTCAGAACAGTATTCATCTTAGAAAAGATATTAATGTCGAGTAAGTCTTCAATCACTTCCCGGCGGTGTGCTGCGGTCAATTGCATAAACGGAATAAAGGAGGATGAACCTAAGACTACAATCTGATGAAATGACTTATGATTCAGTTTCAGAATGTTCTGTTCAAGCATCTTCTGAAACTCTTTAGCATGGGAGGACTCGTTGATAACCTGCCCATTCTTATAGATTTCAAAGATATTAGGTTTAATGCCTCGGATTACTTTATACCCGTTAGGACCGACCGAGAACTCTACCTCCACAACGCAATCCTTACTATTAATAGTATTAATCAGTTGCGGTTTATTGATGTTTCGATACGGTTTACCAAATAGACCGAACGATAGTGCATCCAACATAGTAGATTTACCAGCACCATTTGCACCTACGATCAGAGTAGTAGGTGATTTATTCAAATCAATTTTTGTGAATGTGTTGCCAGTCGAAAGAAAGTTTTTAAACTGGACAGAATGGAAATGTATGATAGGTCTCTCCTGATCACTCAAACATAATATAGAATATTATATAGCATTTTGGAATGGTAGTCAATACCAAATATATAAATAAGTGGTTACGAAAATTAAAACGGAGGATATTATGGACATCATTAGTAGTGTTAAGGGTTGGGTCAGCCGTCTTGCTGAACTCGGCGTAAGTTTGCTCGCCCTTACAATCGTAGCAGAACTTCTTGGTCTTGGAGAAGTTCCGTTTATGCCAGAAGGCATTAGTGTAATTGATAACGTCACTGGCGTTGTAGATTCCCTTGGTTCTAGCGGTCTTGTAGGACTGTTGGCTGTTTGGGTTCTCTGGATGATCTGGAAGAACAAGTAACAGAATCAGGGGGAGTTTTATTGCTCCCCCTTTTTTATGCTTTATGATATTGCGAAACGATTTTCTTTAGTGCAGTTTTAATATGATCGTCATGGATTGGGTCACCTTCATTATCATAGACCCAAGCAAGGTATCCTTGGTTTTCTGACCAGTCAGGCGAAAGCACCCGATTATTATATTCCCACCGTGGATGTGTATCATCATAACCACGTTGAGCCCATACTTCCTTGAAAACTGCGTAAGCATCTATCAGTGCTTCTTTAGGATTGTCTGATATGGAGCAACGGAAGTGTTCAGTAAGAACAGTGTGAAAGTCTTGTGCGATTTGGTTGAATACGTTCTTGGTCATTTTCATATTGTTTTCCTTTCAGTGAAGAGGTTATGCTTTATAATACCATAGTCTGAAAGGTATGTCAACTACTTTTTTTATTTTTTTCCAATTATTTTACAGTCTACCATGAATACCTGATATGTGTCATTTGGTCCGGCATTCTTTTGTAGTTTATCATATTCATCCATTGCCTCATAGTAAGGCAGTCTGGCGGACACCGTTGTAGGAGGCGCCCACCAGTCTTCGTCATCATAATGGATGACAACATATAGATTGGTTAATTCGGCAGTGATGCCTCAATTCCTTCCACATACCAACCCATAGAAAGCAGAGTTGGCCAGTCGTCCAGATGCTCTGCACCAGCAGCACATTCTTCAGGAACAGAACCGTCCTGCTTCAGCAAACCTTCACATGGGAATGCATGACGTTCACCATTAGCAAGTGATGCTTCCAGTGCTTTAGCAGCTTCTACAAGTTCTTCACCCATAGCAGCAACATTGTAGCTTTCGAGAGCAACCATGCCCACTTCGCCGCCTTTACCGTCTTTAGTGAATCCCCACCAAGTATCGCCACCAGTCCAAGTGCCGTCCATTACCTGACCAACACGGTCAACGTAGTAGGAATCCCAATCATCTACAATAGAAACGAGGTGTGCATTA